TATAGCATCCACCCTGGCCGTGGTAGGGGCATCATCTACTACTCCTGCGGACTTGTGGTCGGGATTGCTTGCCAACGTATGTTTGTGGAACAGAGCCCTCAATGCAACCCAGGTAGCATCCCTGTATCAGACGTTTAACACATAGAACCAGATCCAAGAGTGTGGTATAATAGTGTTTGCAGACCAAATAGGTCTGACTCTAACAACTGCATAGGAGTGTCCAGATGGGCGACGAGCGTAACGGACAGCCCGATGGAGCCGCCGACAATCAGGGACCGTCAGTTCCTAAGATTGTTCCACCGGCTTCAAGCGGTGAGCCACGTTCTGAGGCAGCGCCGACAGTATCCGCCGAAGAGATTGGAAAGCTGGTTGATGAAAGACTGAACCGCCGCTTCCAAGAACTAGAGCAGCAAATTGACCCAAAGGTAAAGACCGAAGTACAGCGCCAGAACGACAGAAGGTGGTCTGCACTCGGCAACCTTAGCGGTGCCGACATCAAGGCGGTTGCTGATCTAGTGAAGAAGCACGGAGGCGATGTGGACGCAGCAAGCGATGAGTTGGCCCTCAAAGCTATGCTGGACGAACGCAAAGCCGGTCGAGTAGTCCCAGCCCCGGAAAGCCAACCGGCCAAGGTTTCACAGCCAGTTTCTGACAAGACTGGCGAGGAACTGATCGCTGAGGCAGAGAAGGCTCTGGCACCCTTCAAACTCCCTGAAGAGACGCAGGCTCTGATCAAGAAGGAATGGGGTAAGAAGACCTACTCATCCTTCAATGAAGCCCTAATCGGGCTGAATGAGATCATAGCGAACCCGCCGAAGCCACCTTCAGGCGCTGGAGTTATCGCTCCTTCGGGATCGTCCGTGGGGGAAACCCAGATCACGGGCTCAGTGGAAAAGGCGTCGGCAATCAACCAGTTGTACGCTCGCCTTGATGAGTATTTCAAGGCTCCGTCTACGCACGCAGCGGAAATCGCTGCTACCAAGGCGAAGCTGAGAGAGCTAGGAGAGGCAGTGTAGACTGGCTCCAAACCAATCAAGGAGCTAATCCATGCCTCAGGAAACCGGCAATCTAACCAATGCAGTCCGCACCAAGTATGCTGCAAAGTATATCGAGGCTGCGGAGTTGCAAAGGGTGTACGACCGTCTTGCATTCCCTGTGGGCAAGCTAGGGGTTGAGAACGCGGCCTTCTTGGCCAACTCCGTTACCCTGAACTTCCTAAGCGACATGCAGCCGGGCGTAAGCACCATCTCTGAAACAACCGATGTGTCGCCAGTGACCCTGCGTGACGCTACGACAACCATCTCGCCTACGTCCAGATATGGCGCACTTCAGTGGTCCGAGGCCCTTGAGCTAAAGGCGTACACCAACTACGGTGAGGAACGCTTCAAGCTGTTGGGCAAGAACCAGATGGAGTCCGTTGATCTGTTGGCGCAGGCCGCAGCCCTACAAGGTGCTGTGATCCAGCGTGTACCTACGGCTCGCTCCTCCTTGGACGCGGGCACCGCTACCCACCGTTGCACTGACTCTGCTTTCACCTACGCTGACGCCAAGCTACAGACCTTGAAGTGCCCTCCTTACCTAGGAAACGGACGCAACCAATACTTCGCCATCATGCACCCTTACGCATACACCGACCTAAGACTGGGTGGTAACGTGGTAACGGTTGGTCAATACCAGGCCAAGGAAATCATCTTGAACTGGGAACTGGGCCAGCTTGGACCGTTCAAGCTGATCGTGACCCCATGGGCCAAGAGCTTCTGGTCCGCAGGTGCCAACAACGGTACCGCAGTGGGCACGACCGTTGCTACAACCGCACCGAAGGCCTTGGACAAGACCATGACCGTGGCTGCTAACACCAACATGTTCAATGGTCAGGTCCTAACCGTCGGAACCCTTGAAACCGCTAACACTCACTACCCAATGAATGAACGTATCGTTGTTACGGACGCATCCACCACGACCATCGGCCTTGCAGGTGAAGGTGCAAACGGTGGCCTACGCTTTGACCACGTGATCGGTGAAACGGTGTCGAACGCTGACAACGTGTTCCCAGTGGTCTTCGGAGGCCCTTCGAGCATCGCTAAGCTGTATGACGAGAGCGTGGGCGAGTACGGTGAAATCGTCGGACCGAAGCGCCAAGGCTTGCTAGACCAGTTCGGATCCATCGGCTGGAAGTGGTACGGCAACTACGGTCGTATCGTTGAGTCTTGGTTGCTGCGTGGCGAGTTCTCCAGCAGCATCGATGCGTAAAGGAGAGCTAACATGCCTTACATGGGACTCGCACAAGACCAGTGGCTAGCTCCAACCGCTAAGACGGCGAGCTACTACATCAAGAAGGATGACTGCGGTGCTCTGTTCACCAACAAGGGCGCGGCTGGTGCGGTGACGTTCTACCTACCGCCTATCGCAGAAATCTCCGCTGGCTGGTCGGTAAGATTCTTCGTTGCCGCTGGCCAGAACCTGATCGTAACGGCCCCTTCAGGCAAGCTGATCGCCTTCAACAACGCCGCAGCTACTTCCATTGCGTTCCAACAGGCGTCTGAACTGATTGGAAACTCCTTGGAAATCATCTACGACGGCGCTCTGTACATGGCAATCGTGAATATGGCGTCTGAAGCCGTGACAATCACCATCTCGTAACCGAAGTTTCTTCGGCCAAGCTCAGAGACCCAGAGAAATCTGGGTCTCTTTGTGTTATACTGGGTGCATGAGACGAGCTTGGGTGATTGGGAACGGACCTAGCCTGAAGAAGGTGGACCTGGACCTTTTGAAGCCAGAGATCACGTTTGCCACGAACCGCATCTATAGGGCCTACAAAGACGGGGGCTGGCGACCCACCTACTACGTGAGACTGGAATCCACCCACGAGAACCGGAAGGCTGATGCCTATGATCTGACCCAGATCCGGCACCCCTGCACCATGTATCTGCACAAGGGCCTGAACAGGGTAGTGCCTTGGAGCCTTCTGGACCCCGCCACTAAAGTCGAGTTCTTCCACACCTGTCAGCATGGATGGCCCTACCACGATGGTGGGGAGGCCCCGGACTGGCACCTTGAGGGCGGCATCCACAGCGTTTGTAGTTTTGGCACCAGCGTACACGCAGCCATGCAGATTGCGGCGGTACTCGGATACAATCCCCTATACTTGCTAGGATGTGACTTGGGGTTTGTTCAGGGGGGTGAGAACCACTTCGTGTCCGGGTACTCGGATGGGTTCATCCTGCGGCCAGCAGAGGACGTGAATCGGGACGCCTACTCAGCCCACATGGCTGCGGCTCGATGCTCCCCCGTACCCATCTACAACGCCACCAAAGGCGGGTACTTGGACATGTATCCTCGTGTTCGGATGGAAGATGTGCTATACTTGTAGGGGAGGAACGTGTGGCAACTTTCAAGAAGAAGTACGAGGTCATCAAGACCACTACAAAGGACGTAGGAGGAGTCGAACTGGGGGGCCGAAAGATGCCGTTTGGCAAGTCGGGAGCCTTCACCGTATCCGACTCGGCCCAAGCCAAGGACATTGACCAGCTATTCGGCAAGAGTTCACGCAAGTCGGGTAAGCTGGATGATGTCGTAGTTGTGGAGACGGACAACACTATGGTAGAAAGCGGACACCGATATACCTTCTCGACCCTCGGGATGCCGTGGGCGAAATACGACGAATTGGGTAAGAGAATACCCGACGAAGGAGAACAAGATGCCAACCAGAACGACGAGACCGACGACCCCGAAGCCGAGAGCGACGGGAGGGAATCCCCCACCAACCCCAACGCCCACTCCACAGCCTCCTGACATGCTGGGATGGCTGGCAGCCATCAAGGATGCCATCGCCTCCATAGGACGCCACATGCCTGCTGTCACCCCGGACATGAGTGCGGGAGCCCAGCAAGGCCGTCAGGCATTGGGCAATGCCGGAGTATTCTCCCCAACGCCTACCCCTAAGCCAGCACAGACTGGTGGTGTGGACGTGAACAAGATGTTGCAGACGTTGGTGGACAGGCTACATCAGAGTTCCCCTGCTGTTCCCGCACAGCCTCAGCCTATGGACAATGACTGGGCAGGCAGATTGGCGGCTGCTAGGGCCAATTCTCAGATGATCAGGTTGCCTACGCCTACATCCACCCCCGCCAAACCTACATCCATGAGGCCTACGTCAACGGGACGAAACCCTCGTAGAGTGTAACATGGCTACCAAGGTAAAGATGAATGGCAAGTGGATCAAGAAGGCCATCAAACGTCCAGGTGCGTTGCATCGTGCTTTGGGAGTGCCTGAAGGCGAGAAGATCCCTGCCAAGAAGATGGCGGAAGCCCGCAAAAGGGCTAAGAAGAACCCCGGAAGCAAGCTCGCTAAGATGGTGAATTTGGCCCGCACGCTTAAGAAGATGCGTAAGAAGTAACTCTTCGGGGTTGATTAGGAGTCAGACATGGCCATTCCTAACACATTGGCGGACCTCACGTATGCAGTAGCCGTCGAGCTAAAGACTGTTCGAGAGGGCGTCATAACCACTGGTGCAAGTCAGACCGTTTTCACGGACACACTAAGAACGGAGGGTCCTGACTACTGGAATGGCGGTCCTTTCTGGTTGCTGTACCAAAGTCCGGGCACCGCCCCAACCGGTGAGTGGAGCGTGGTGACGGACTTTGCTAACGGACAGGCTACGATCACGCCGGGAACGACGGTCAACATGGCCGCTGGCGCTCGCTATGCCATGGGCCGAAGGCGTTACCCTCAAGACATCCTGATCCAAGCTGTGAACGAGGCCTATCGGGACTTGGGCATGATCCCGGCGTCCGATGAGGCCTCACTTGTTACCGCTGAAGATACCACGCAGTACACCATCCCCGCCGATGCTGTGGTTGACCTAAGAGAGGTGTGGCTGGAAACGGACCCAGACACGCCAGCATCTCATGGGTGGGTGAAGCTGGATAAGGGCTATTGGAGACAGGAACTGGGGACCCTGTACATCCCTCAACTTCCTACCGATGATGCCTACGCCATCAAGGTAGTGTACGTTGGGCAGGCTCCCACTCTCGTGGATTATGATGATACCCTAAGCCCCTATGTCCATCCCAAGAGGATTGTGTACAAAGCCGCTGCTAATTGTCTGCTTTGGAGAGCGGAGCGGGTAAGCTCCACCAGCATCGCCAATGCCATCAACCAGCGAGTGAACTTCCTTCTGGACATGGATCAGAAGGCCAAGTATGAGCATCCAATCATCGCCCCTCCAAAGGCAAACAAGATACTTATGGTCCAGTTCACTGGTGGGCCGGACATGGAATTGAACACGAAGCCTGGCATTGTGAACTTGAGTTAGAGGTAGAACATGGCTAACTTCATAGTAAGCCCTACAGCAGATGAGCCTACCCACGATGTCTTGCTAGAGAAGGACGGAGTACAGGTAGCCCTCATCGCAGTTGTGGGCAATCCGGGCGGTGGATACGAGCATGACTTGCGCGGCTTGGACAAGGAGCCAGCAAACCAGCTATCCTTCCGCACAACTAGCAGCCCCGGAACTCGCTACTCGTCCTTCGAAAGGCCATACAGTTACTCGGAGCAGGTGACGTGGAACAACGGTCGTGGCGAGAAGTACGCTACGGACACCCCATCCACCTTCTACGATAGTATGAACGCCCACACGCTCAATGCCGGACAGGTCGTACCGGCTGGGTTGATGACCTACGGGCAGGGCTACCGTAACCAAGACATGGTGATGCCGGGAAGCGTGGCATGGCAGGCTGTGAAGGATTCGCCAACGTCTGGACCAGCCTACTGGGCTAGGTCCTTCTCTGCTTCCGCCTCGTACTCCTGCGTCAAAGGATCACTACCCGTACGCAAGGTCGGCTCTCCCGCCAACAGTCTAACCATTGAGCTTTGTTCCGATAATAGTGGCGACCCTGGAACCGTTCTAAAGACATTCACCATAACCAAGACCACCCACGTCACGGATTGGATCTCAGTGTGGCCTAAGTGTGTGTGGAGCAGCGCCCAGAGCCTGACCGCTAGCACAACGTACTGGATCAAGGCCTACTCTGCTGGCGGAACCGACAACGATTACTGGATGCTCGGGGTCAATCCAACAACTGCTGGAACGACCAAGAACTCATCTAATGGATCATCGTGGTCTGCCGCGTCTGTGGGCATGTACTTCAGGCTCACCGATGCTGATGTTAAGCGAAAGTGGCATTTGTTTGAATACCGTGGCCTTCTATACACGGTGACGGAACCGGAGAACTCATCATCCGCTCCTCAGCTATTCCGCAATGGATGGAGAGGGGCCTGTGACGACAACTCTGGGGACAAGTCCAAGCTGATGGACAGCGACCAGACCACATGGACGACCGCCAAGCTGGAAGGGGCCGTGGCCAAGATCTGGGATGGGCCGGGGTACAACGACGATCCCAACTTCCGCCGCATCACCTCTGCGGCTAGCGGATATGCTGACACTACAGAAGACGACTGGTACACCACGCACACGACTACGAGTGAGTACGTTATCCGAGGGTCGGACTGGTGGACCGAGATTACCGGCCACGGAATGACCAAGCCGGTTAGGAGTGTGGTCGCTCCCGGCAACGTGATGTACTTCGCTCTAGGAAACGGCAGCTACATCCGTAGGTGGGGAGAGTACAACAATGCCGGAACGTGGACGGCCAGGACGTGGGCGGATGATGGTACCAATGAAGCTGACTTCTTGGCCTCTCGCACCGACAATCGTGACGGTGTTCAGGTCATCCGTGGGCTGAATAAGGATGCTGGTGGGGGCGTATCTGTTTCCAGAGCAAACGTGAAGGAGTGGGGTGAAGACCTACAGTTCGGCGTCCCTACTCCTTTGGGCAACGATAAGCACAAGATCACGGGCATGGCGGACGGTGAAGAGTTCATGTTCGTCATCACCGAGTCAGCTTGCTATGCTGTTGATAAGGACTCGATGGACAAGGTCGTGGACTTCCAAGCCTTCACCGGCCCTAACAACGGCAAGGCTAGCACTTTCTCCAGCCCGTATGTGTACTTCTCTTTGGGCCGGGGAGGCTTTGAGAGGCTGCTTGAAAAGAACATGGAGGACATCGGCCTGTGGAGGCTGGAGGGCTGGCCTTCCAACAGACAGGGAAACTACTCCTGCGCCATTGGCCATCCACAGTACACCTTCTGCTCCGTAGACGCTGGAAAGGATGGATATTCCGCTGTCTACGTATGGAATGGTGGGTGGCATGAGATCTTCAGAGCGCCAGAAACAGGCCAGCGTATCCGCTCGCTGTACTATGACGTGATAGATGGTACTTCCATTGACCGTCTATGGATCGGCATGGACTCGGACCTGTGCTGGATCCCTATGTCGAACGTGCTGCATCCATACTCGGACAGCGAGTTCCGCTACACCTACGAAGCGGTTATCACGTCGTCTTGGATCGATGACAATGCCCGTGACATGGAGAAGTATTTCAAGAACATGAAGATCTTCGCTGAGGACATGTCCTCCAGCGAGCAGTACATCGAGTGGGACTACCAGATAGACGACGCCAAGGACACGGATGTTTGGGTGAGGGGCACGGGAACCTTCGATACGTCCCCAGCCGAAACGCTGGACGTGAAGATAGAGTGCAAGAGGTTCCGTTACCGCCTACGCATCTACACGACAGACAACACCATCGCCCCCAAGCTGATCTCTGTGACCTTGGCCCTCATCACCAACGTTCCTCCTAAGTGGAAGATCAACCTGACCTGGCAGATCGAGGAAGAAGACGGGATGAGCCGTGACCTGAACGGGGATGATGATGGTCAGAGCTACATCGGCATAGTTGACCAGTTGAACGAGTGGGCATCCCATCCGTCCCCAGCAACTATGAGTTGTGTGGATGCCGATCTGGACGGCATCGACGTTCTGATACAGCCAGCCCCACGTAGACCTTTGTACGCCACACCTGATGGGAGCGTGCACATCGGAACGCTATCCTTGCAGGAGGCATAATGTACCCTGCAAAGGTAAAGACTAGGTACGGCACCAAGCTGGGCTATCCTGGCATTCCGGGTGTGCGTCAGGCCCGCCAGCTTCCTAAGACGGACTTCCGATTTGTGGTGATGAGGCCTCACGGGCAAACCGTTGTCCCTAGAGACATCAAACCACAAACCGAGATCGACCAAGAACAGTTCGTTATCAACGGACGACAGGTGAACTCCAAGAACGAGTGGTACCTGTACAGAGCCCTTATCATGCTGGGTGCTCCAACTTGGTCCATCCAGTATCAGGTTCCTTGGCATGGGGGAAGAAGGCTGGGTGGCCAGCTTTTGGACTTCCTGATCGACGTGGGGGGCACACCTGTGGTCATTCGTGTACAGGGCCATCACTGGCACCCCACAGAATATGGCTCTCCGCTCGACACCTTTACCCGTTACCAGATGTTGAGCGAGGGTCTGATCGTTCACGACATACCGGATACAAGACTTCAATCGATAGAAGATGCTATCGTTGAGGTCAATAGGCTGAACATTCTATGAGCAGCGATAAGCCCTCTCTAACCGAGTTGTTGAGCAAGGCCGGGCTCTCTGGGTCACTGTCGGACACCGAGTGGAAGACCCTTAGCCAGAAGCTGAACAACCTGGACAAGGTGGCATCCAGAACTGACGGTCCCGGTCTGGAGCCTTCTGGCGTCCGCTGGAGGGGCCAGTACAAATTCTACGTGGATTGGGATAGTGATGGAGCCCCATCCCCAAAGATCAACTATGCTAAGAACCCGACCTTTGAGGCCAACGTCACGGACGACTGGACCTTCTATCAGGCCGGTACTGGCGGCACTTTCACAAGAGATGCTACGCAGGCCTACACCGGTACTTACTCAGGAAAGGTACTGGCTGGCACCGGCCTGTGTCTTGCATACAGCACTAACACTATCGCATGCCCAAATGGGAGCACGGTCTCCATAAGTGCTTACGTCAGGTGTTCAGCGGATCCTACCAGCAACAAGGCAAGCATATACATTAGGAACAGCGATTCTCCCTACGACAACTACGCCGAGGCCGCTGCCACCTCGGCGTCCAACGGGGCTTGGGAGAGACTGACGAAGTCTTGGACTAACACAACGGGATCCTCCAAGAACATTGATGTAGCCCTAGAGAATGACTTCAGCAACTCATCGGCTAGTGTATGGTTTGATGGGGTTACGCTAGAACTGACCTCTTCTGCCAGTGCCTATTTTGATGGGTCCCTTGGGTGGGGATACACCTGGGAAGGTACCTCCCACAACAGCAGGAGCTTCTACTACGGGCCGTGGGAGTACACGGGCACCTACGACAACATGACCAACAGATTTGTTAGCGCAGATGTTCGTCGTGGCTTGCCAGGACCCGAGACCTTCTGCGCCATCCCGGCCATGATCGAGGTTGTGCTGGATAACACGGATGGAATGCTGACCTCGACAAACGATGACAGCCCAATCCAGGCGCAAATCGTCGGGTCGGCCAAGAAGAGATGCAAGCTGACGTGCGTGGTAAGCGGCACGGAGTACCAGCTATTTGATGGGTGGGTGAAGGAGATAGCGGCCAATCCCGATACCCACGGCAAGAAGATGGCCACTGTGGTGGTGGACGACCTGATCGGTCGCCTGAAGAACATCCCAATGATCAGTTCCATGGTCAAGAACACTACGGAACTGACCCTGATCGCTCAGGCTCTAGCTGGTGTAGTCCCAGCTTACTATGGAAGGGCCTACTATGGGGGCGCTTACTACGGCTATGCCGGGGCGGCGCAGGACATTCATGGTGTCTACGGGTCGGCCCAAGACCTGTTCGGATACGGCGGGGACTCTTGGAGAGAGTCGGAAACGTCCGTACTAGATGCCATTCAAGACGTGATGTCGTCATGTCTAGGCCACTTCTATGTGACCAAGGATGGCGTGCCCACCTATGCTAACCGTCTGTACAGACCGCAGAACGCCTCGGTCACAGACTGGGACGCGTCCAAGGTCTCCCGCATCGATGCCATTGGGCTGTTTGATGAAACGCTGTTCACAGAAGTACAGCTAATCATACAGCAGCGCAGGGAGGGAACCACCGCATCCATCTTGTGGACACTCCGAGATCAACCCACCGTTCCGGCTAACGGGTCCCTGACCTACATCGCTAACTTCACGGATCCAGACGGTGGTTCGGCCTGCGGGTGTATTTATCCAGTCACACCGGTAAGAGGTACGGACTTCACCAACAACACGAACCTGTCCGTATCGGTGGCTTGGCGTGGAGCCGATGCTCTGGTTACTGTGTCCAACTCTAGCGGATCGGGCATAGCCCTGACACTTCTTCAGCTTCGGGGAACTCCAGTCATCCGGCTGGACGAAATGCAGATCAAGGAGACCGGCTCAGCGGTGCCTAAGAAGACCTTGTGGCATAGCGCCCCGCTACTCACGGACACCACGGACGCCCAAAGCTACGTGGAATGGTTGTACACCATTGTATCCTTCCTGACAGACAGGCCACGTCAGGCCACCATTGTGCCCGATTCCCCCGCTACTCTGGTAGAGGCGTGCCAGCTAGACGTAGACCGAAGGATCAAGATGGTGGATGGATCTACGTCCTTCGTGAACTGGGTTCGCCACACCATAACCCCCGGCAACCACAAAGTTGAGGTGGGCACGAGTCCCGCCATCTCTACAACAATGTGGACGCTAGGACTATCAGAACTGGGCACCTCGACTGCCCTAGGAGTGTAGGATGCCTACTACCTTTACCACCCATACCGACAGTCCTCTGGAACTCATCACGGCTGCCCACATGAATTTGGTGCAAACAGCGGCCTCCACCTTGGAGAGCGGATGGATCACGTGCGAGGATACCTGGGTCTACGCGTCGTCCACCAGCTTCACGATCTCGGGTAAGGACTGCACGTCTTACATGACCAAGGGTACGAAGCTCAAGTGCACTAACTCGGGTACCAAGTATTTCTATATCACGTCATCCTCCTTCTCAACGAACACGACCGTTAACGTGACTGGGGGCTCCGATTACACTGTAGCCAATGCTGCTATTACCGCTCCGTCATACAGCTACGAGGAAAACCCGCAGGGCTTTCCAGACTGGTTCAACTATACCCCCACCATCACCGGTTTCTCTTCCAATCCGACAACCACTGCCTATCGCTTTGCAATCAAGGGAACTACGGTGTTCGTGACTCTGTGTGAGGGGGCTAATGGTACCAGCAATGCTACCACCAAAACCTATACACTTCCAATCACCTCAAAGACTATCACTAACGGGCAACATGCAGGCATTATCGTGGCCTACACAGACAACGGCTCTGCCGGATACAATGGCATTTGGGTCGTGCCGAGTGCTTCCACGACGGTCAACTGCTACAAGGCGTCTCTCGCGGCGTGGACCAACTCCGGCAACTGCGTCGTGTGGGGCTTGAACGCTACCACCCTTGGTTCCACCGTCATATACGAGATGGCATAAGGAGGAGCAATGCCTAAGCGCAGGGTTGGCAATATCATCGTGAAGGACGAGGGCATCCTGACGGGGGATGATCTGGCACCGTCTCTGGGGGCCAGGACATATCGTGAATGGATCAAGAAGATGACCAAGGAGAGCCGTGCCGCCCGCATCTTCCTTGATGGTATAGCAATCAACTTTGAGCCCACCGGAACTCCCATCCAGGCGCAGATAGCAAATGGGGCCTGGATCGTCATGTGTGACGTACAGGGTTGCAGTGGGGCAGAAGCCGTGTCCCCCGACGATCCGATCTTCTTCTGCTTCTCATGCTATAATGCAAGCAATGGCTACCATGTTCGTCCGGTAGAGTATCCTACCATCGAAACCATTGATAGCATTACCACCGAACTCATGAAGAGGAAGCCGGAGCACATGCACTGGGTGCCGGGGGAAACTGCCGAGGACATCAAAGAACAGAACAAGATCATGAAGACGGAAGACAAGCTGAAGGATAAGGAGGACTAATGGCGTTCGTAGCTCCCTCCACACATGTTACTGGTTACGTGGTTACAGCATCTGACTGGAACCAAGACCTCGTGTACAACATGCAGGATCTGGCTCAGTCTGGGTTTACCGTGGTCATCGACGGCGGCGGGGCAGCCATCACTACGGGTATCAAGCCCGGCCAAGTGTACATCCCCTTCGACTGCACCATAACCTCGTGGACACTTTTGGCGGATCAGTCCGGTTCGATTGTGATAGACATTTGGAAGGACACCTACGCCAACTATGCTCCTACAGATGCTGACAGCATCACAAGCTCATCGCCCCCTACCCTGTCATCCGTAGCCAAGAACCAGGACAGCACCCTGTCTGGATGGACCAAGGGCTTGGCACAGGGCATGATCCTGCGGTTCAACGTGGACTCCTGCACCACCTGCACGTGGGTCAGCCTCCACATCAACGTAACGAGGCCTGACTAATGGGACCCCTGTACATCATAGGAAACGGGCCTAGCCTTACCCCCACCGATCTAGACCTTTTGGTGGGCAAGGAATCGTGGGCCATGAACCGTATCCACCTCATCTATCCCAAGACTAAGTGGCGTCCCACTCGTTGGCTATGGATTGATGTGTCCGGCTCTGACCCCATCAAACTCAGCAACGAGGCCAAGAAGATACACTTTGGTGAGGGGTATGCCTGTTATGTGTACCAAGGATATAGGGAGAGGCTGGACATGACCTATGGACTTGAGGCATACGGGCCTAACATTCACTACGTGAGTGTATGCGGTAGGGAAGGTCATGTCGGCGCTGACATACGACACACGATGAAACCGGACGCGTGGCACATCAATGCCACCGCACTAGACCATCCTGATCCCGACAACGAACTGGTTATGTCGGGGACCCTCTGCAAGTTTGGGAGCGGCATCTTCTACTGGATACAGCTAGGAATTGCCTTGAAGTACGATCCCATCGTCTTGCTTGGATGTGATTTGTACTCCCATCCAGCGAATGAAGGTCCCGATCTGAATCACTTTGACTCAAGCTATGGGGCGTACAGTGGGTATGACGCTAAGGTGCAACCAGAAGTTCGTAATCAGACACTGATCCACGGGCACAAGCTCTGTGCTTCCATGGCATCTCAGTACGGTGTCCGTATCCTGAATGCCACGAGGGGCGGCCTTCTTGAAGTCTACCCGCGGGTGGAGTTGGAGGAGGTTTTGTAATGGCTGTAGAGTATTCCTCTGTGCTGACGCATAATCAGGGGCCTTATCCAACATCCACCATCAGTTCGAGTTGGACATTGGCCTCCGATGTGACCATGCTCATCGCTTGTGATGGATGGGGAGATGACCGTGGCACAGAGGAGAACGCCCCAACCTACAACGGAACATCATTCACCGACTTGTATGTGGTGAATGATGGTGCTATAAACCACGCCCAGTTGTGGTATCTGCTCAATCCGTCCACTGGATCGTCTTACACCTACAATCACCTCCAAACTGGTGGGATTTGGACCATCGGCGCAATCGCTTTGGCCCGCACCAAGAAAGTCGCCAGCGGGGCCTTCGGGGACATACAGGGTGCGGCTGTCAGCGGCTCAACCGCGTCTGCCGTTATGACCAATCTGAGCGGGTTGCAAGTAGGCTACCAACTCAGTTGGACGGGTGCGGGTTGGGACGGCGGATGCTCATGTCCCGACCTCACCGGACGTGGCACCTCAACGTGGGATGCAGAGAGCTGTTACGGCAACGGCTCGGGCAACGTCGTTCTTTCCACGGGTTCCAATACGGGTTCCAAGACCTACACCACGTCTTCTGTCAGCGGAGGCGCGGCAATCATCGCCCTAGCCGATGTATTGGCAGTTCCCGCTGGAAATCAAGTCATCTGGTTCATGTTCAAGAACATGTATGATCGCTATCGTGAAGCCCTAAAGGGACTTCGAAAGCCCTTCGACTGGAGGGACTTGTACAGACGCAGCTACAAGGACGCTCTACCATATGCTCCCAAGCCGTATGTATCCGGCGTCCTTGGGCCGAGAGGATGGCAACCCGTATGAGAACCTTGGGCGTAGATGTATCCCATTGGCAGAGATCCATTGACTGGGCCAAGTTCTATGAAGGCGGCGTGCGCTTTGCTACCGTTAAGGTGAGCCAAGGCAACTACATGTTCGATCCTGCTAGGGAAGAGCACCTTCTGGGTGCCCGTAAAGCGGGCGTCCTCACAGGGGGCTTCTTCTGGGTGGACCCCATCCAATCACCCCAAGCTAACGTGGATAAGGCCTTAGACGCCTGTGTGGGGCTTCCTGTGACCTATCTGTGCCCTGATCTGGAGCAGTGGTGGGCCGATTGGGCGGCTTGGAGGGCTTGGAGAGCCAACCCATCAAATACCCCAATGCCACTCCGAATTGCCCCAGACAAGCTGACTGATCATGCCATAAGAACTTGCGACTATCTGGCCCAGAAGTTTGATGGTGTCACGTTCCCTTACACCAGCAACTCGTTCATTCGAGGCTACATGCCGAAGTTTGCTACCTACATGAACGGCAAGAAAGCCTACCTTGCACAGTACCCATGGCACCCTAACCGCCCCGTGAACATGACATGGAGCCAAGTACGAGGGGCGCTACCCCCAGATACTTGGGAACCAGCCGCTCCTGCTGGCGCAGACGTGAGATTTGTTCAATGGTCTGGGGATCGTGTGATTGCTGAGGGGTACAGCAATGTCATTGACCTGGACTATTTCGCTGGGTCGGAGCAAGAAATGCTCACTTGGCTGACCGGTGGCACCATGCCGCCTCCGGTATCCAAGTTCCCTTACAAGGCAATGGTAACGGCCGGTACATTGAATGTCAGAAGCGGACCGACCATAACAGCCCAAGCCGAAGGTCCTTTGAAGGCGGGCAACCAGCCCCTTATCTATGAGGAGTCAAACGGGTGGGGCAGAATCACTGAAAGCCCCAAGCACAGTTGGATCACTCTGCTTCACACAAGAAAGGTGTAATCATCATGGCGACAACAAAGAAGAGGAAGACCGGTGCGACCAAGAAGACCGGACCGGCAGGCCCTCGCTGGCGGGACATCGACATCACAAAGATGGACGAGAAGCTGGACAAGCTGATCTCTGCCATCTACGAGGGCAACGGCCACAAGCCCTTGATGGAGAGGGTGGCAATCGTCGAGGAGCACATGGGTACCATGCTGGAAGCCAGTGTTAAGAGGGATGAGGCGATTGCCACCCTCTCCGAAACCTGTGGTACGACTGGAACCAAGATCAAGGACCACGTGGCTAAGCCCCACCTTTTCATACACCTAGCAAACTTTAGGTTCTGGGGCTTCATGATTCTAATATTCGTTGTGGCTCACGAGATCTATGAACTGGCAAATCCTCTTCTTGTGGCCCTGATTGAAGCGTGGACTGGCATTAAGCTACCATAGTGTGGTATACTGGTGATGTAGACCCCACATTCTAGGAAAGGAGGAGAACATGTTGGACGTTATTCAGATCCCCGGTTTGGCGTTGCTCGTGTTGGTGGTCCTATCGCTGATCATCAACGTCTTGGCCGTGTCTTTGAAGATGCTGTACAAGGCAATCTTCAAGCAGGAACTGACCAAGTTCGCAGTGCAGATGGTGGCGCTGGCCCTGTCCGTTGGGGCAGTAGCGGCTTCCTTCTTCGCTAGCGGCACGGTTCTACCTGTAGGCCAAGAAGCGTGGGCTCAGTTCATCGTGGGCGTGTACGGTGCTCAGATGCTGACCTATGAGATCGTGTTCAAGAGACTGATGGACAAGCTGTTCCCGGCTGGTTAGTGGGAAATGAAGAGGCCCCCAATTGGGGGCCTCTCTGTTTTATCCTTCCGGCCACAGATCCCTGTGGCACACTAATCCCATCACGGAATAGTTGGTGAGATCCTTCCAACTATCTTCCACTGTCTCATCTTCCACATCGCCCCCGACACCTTCCAACAGCAGGTGGCGCAAACGGGCCATCTTATCGAAGCCCCGGACCATGCAGCCTAACTCTCCAAAGGCAGCAATGTTGCCCGGCCCGTACTTCTTCTGACGCTGCTTCCACAGATTGAAGATTTCCTTGAAGGTATCGGCCACGACAGCCTCCAAGTTGGCGTCCCCAGAGCTTCCATCACAAGTCAGTAGCACGTCCGTCATGTTCCCATCACCTTTCTGAAGTGCGTCCAGCCATTCGTCCTTGGAGGGTCGCACTTCCAATTCCACGGCTGGGTGAAAATCACTGCGTTCACCCCGATCTCTCTCAGGGCTTCTACTGTCTTTTGGTTGTCGTCTACCACCATATGGGGCCAGAGACCAACGATGGTAGGAACTTTCTCTTCCGGGCCAACCACGTGGACCTCGATAAAGCAACCCCTGAAGTGCCTTCGTAGCCATTCTTCAGTGATCTCCTTGGCCCCTGGCGGTCTGGCGGTAACAGCAATGAGCTTGTGACCGGCGTCCGCCAGGGCCTTTATGCTCTTCTTGGCGGCTGGGAGCAATTGCAGATTCCTGTAACTTTCTGGATCCGCAACAAACGCGTTAGCGGCCTCGATCTGCTTCGGCTCCTTGTACCACTCCTCGAACCCCCACCCGTCTTGGGATTGCGGTGGTCCCACCCTCTCGATGAGAGCGCCATGAAAGTCTGCGATGGTCCCATCCAGATCAACCACTATCATCAGGTGTTGGACCGTCATGTTCCCTCCACAACTTCAGCCAGTCTTCCATGTGCATGACTACTAGATCCTTGTTGTGCGAATCACCAAGGGTGTGCAGTACCACGAGTGGCACCCGTCCTGGTGGAGAATTAGCATCCGCTTGGGCCATGTACTTCTTGAGCGTTTGAAGTGGACGTTTGCGCTCCTTGCACTCCGGGGCCAACTCATCATGGAGGACATCGGGACCCTCTCTACCGACTGCACCAGCACGTTCCCCTCCTATCTGCTTGGCGAACCAAAGTTCAAACTCTTTCCAAGCCTTCGCCATTACTGTGGCCCGCCTTCATGCCCTCGTTCCTTCGCCTTCCTGATGTCTGCGTCGATGTCCACACGCAAGAAGTCGGACGTGCTAACCTCCACCCAATAGAGGCTCAGGCAAGTCTCACAGACCCTGACCTCCCCGAAGGGACCCCCATTGGCCGTGCCAAGGACTAGAATGGCGTAGGGGCGGCTCTTATCGAACCCGGCCCTTTGCCCCATTGGGCGCTTTGACTGATCCAATGGCTTGTGTTGATGTGCTGGCATTCTCCCTCCCCCTCCAC